GAGCTTGCATACCTTTTTTGCCGTATTTTTCGTAGCCTTTTGCGGCACGACTCATTGTTTTCTTTTTGCTTTCTTCAAGGCCCGCTTGACCTGCACTAAAACCTTGTTTTAAATTGCGCCAAGCAGTTTCAATCCAACCTATTCCGGATCCAATAGTATGACCAATGTCATACCCACCTGAGGCAGCGGATGGGTTAGCCATATTTTGATTAACATCTCTTACTATGCCTGCATCCTTTGCGGCTTTTTCAGTAGCAGGACCGTTTAATCCATCAACTTTAAGTTTATAGCCTCTTTTCTGCAATTCAAATTGTATGTCCCATAATTTAGGATCACCACCGGGTGCAAGACCTGGACGATTTGCTTGTGGTTTTATTTTGTGTGGGATTTGCTGAACGTCTGCAGATCTCACTGGATCGATAGCTTTTGCTTCTTTAATTTCTTGATACATTTGATGTAAACGACTTGTTAACGCTTCGTGCATTGGATTGCCGCCGCCATTAACTTTAGGTGCTTCAATTCCTTTACTGGCAAGGTCGTTACCTGTAGCTGTTACCGCATCAATACCCGCAGTAGCGGGATCTGGTTGAGTTGTGGCTGAGCCAAAACCGCCGTCCATTTCTTCATCAAATGCCACTTCAATATCGTCACCACCGAATAACTTGCTAACATCGTGACTGTGAACATCTGCATTGTCGCTACTTTCAATGTTGCGCAGTATGCTCATCAAGTCGCGGATGCCACCAGCACCACTGCCATTCATACTGATGTTCATAGTAACTGAATCTTGCTGACCTTGAGGACTGTTCATGCCCATCATACCTATAGGACCACACTCTTTGATTGATTCATTAGCAGGAGTTGTTTGTTTTTTAGTGTCGTCTGTTTTATCTGAAGTTTTGGCAGCTTGGTTTCCTGGCAAAGTAACACTGAGTCTTTCACCTGGAACTTTTGGCTTGTATGAAAATGTTCCGTCAGCATTTTTTGTTTTGATCACGCCGCCTGGTGCTGTTGGCTCAGGCGCAGTGCCTTCGTCGATGCTTCTAATACGTTGATATAATTCTATAAAGTTCATGTTATCTTCCTCCTATTGGACTTTTGCTTCCAGTAGATTTTGTTTTAGATTGTTTAGGTTGTTTTTCAACAGGAACTTTTTTAGCCAGTAACGTATCGTTAACACCTTTGACTTGTTCTAATTCTTTTTTGGTTTTAGTTAATTCTTTAAGAAAGTTTTCTTTCTTTTTCTCGCCTACTAGTCCTTGATTGTCGCTGTTTTCGTACTCAGTAGTAAGCACAGACTTGCCAGATTTAGTTGCGTTTTGATTATTAATAGCAATCTCTTCTTCTTCTTTAATATTACGAACGCGAATGTCGTGTGTAGACTTTTGTAATTTTTCTGCCAACAGAGCGGCAACTTGTGTGCTGGTTGCTGGGTAATTTGTACAAACATCAAATACTGTTACACCGGTATTTTTATGATTAGGAAAATCCGCTGGAGACTCCTGGATTGGAATACTTTTTCCTGTACTGCACGATTCTACTTGGAATTGTCCCAAAGCAGATTTAATAATTGCGGCACAGTCCTTTGGACAATCTCCGGCAATTTTAACTTTAAATTCGTAGACTCGTTTGCTTTCTACTAGGTACTGTGTAAATGATTTCATTGTATATTCCTGATAATGTATTTATTTCATATTGCGCAGTTTTTCCAATAAGCTATTGCGATCTGCTACAATAAAGCCATCTCCGGGTATACTGACACTGTTGTCTTCTTGGATTGAATCATTATCTAACTTTTGTTTTTTAAGCTGTAACTCAATCATCTTGAGTTTTTTGTCAATTTTTGCGGCTTTGGCGTCAATGGCGTTTTTAAGCATACCACCAGCAACTTCAAAAATACGTCCGCTATAACGTGCTTCTACGTTCATACCTAGATCCATTAAATCATCGTAGGCATCTGTAGCACGTTGCGCAAGCGCATCAAATTCAGCATCGCTGGCATCGCCTAAGCCCTTAACTGCGGGCAATGCTGCCGAAATTTTGTCAAATTCGCTTATGTCGCGAAGGAACGGTTGTGCAACCTCGGCTTTGGCTTTTTTCTTTTCTTCTTCCGTGACCAGTTTCTTGCTTTCAGGAAGGTTTAAAATTTCTTCAAGTTTCTTCATATTATTACTTATGCAGTGCCTGTATGAAACAGATCATTTTCATTAAGAATACGGAACTTAATTCCCTGTTGTTTACACCATAGATTGGCGGCACTCCATTTGGCTTGGTTCTTGATAAACTGTGCCTGATTGTATTTGTTCTTGCCCACACGCTCAATAATCTGCTGACTGGAAGGTTTGATTTCAATTAGTTCAACAATCATTTTACTGTTTTTATCCATGTACTGAATAAAAAAATCTGGCACATACACAGTCTGCCGGCCGGTAAGTGGGTCTCTGTAGGGTATTTGAATAGCTTCACTTGCCCATTTTTGTACGCTTTTGTTGTTGTCGCAAAAGTTCATGAAACTCCATTCCCAGCTGGATCTGTATGTCGGAACTTTATTTCCAACATACTTTTCTGGGTGTTTCATTACAAATTTTCCACGAGCAAATTTGGATGCCATATTATACTAAAATATTTCTACTTTCGTACGTGTCTGCTATTGTAGAAATATGATATCCCAGTATACTTGTTTTTTCTCTGTAAGAGTTTAACACTTGAGCAACAACTTGTCCAAGCTGAACATCAGTTAGCCCCTTAAGGCTGTCAAGCAGTACAAATACATTTACATCGTCGACACGAGCTTGATTAAGCAGAATAATTGCAGTACTTCTTGCACTGTCTGTGTCAAATCCACGTTTCATGAAGAATCCAACCGTTGCGTCAATTTCGTTGGCTGGAAAAGTAACTTCGTGTACAAAGAAGTTATCAAAAAATTGTTTAGCATCAACTTTGCTGGACTGCGGTTGAGGTAAATTATTAGCCATGTATTATCCTAAATTAACTTTTTTTGCTTCAGTTACATTTGCTTCGGCCGTTTTAACTGGGAATGTTATTCCTTGTATACCGCCAATAGTCTGCGTTGAATTTGTAGATAATAATCCAGGAGTACCCTGAAGTGATTTTTCCTGAGTATTTTGATACGTGTTAACTGATTCAACAATGTTGTTTAATGTTTCTGCACTATTTCTAGTGACATTTTGTTGAGATACGAAACTTGGACTTAGATTGTTTGCATCAGCTACACCTTCTAATGGACTAGGAGTAACGTCATAATGTTCAAATCCGAAACCTTCAACGGTTTCTGGACTAACAGTGCCGGCGCCATACGATACCGCTTCGAACGCAATGGTCATAATGTTGTCATGTAATTTAGCCTGGCCATTGTATTCTAATAACGAATGATCCCATGTGGCAATTAATGGATTAAGCAATTTATAACTTACGAATTCATGCCGAGCCATTTGATAGATTGTTATGTGATTAAAAAACGGAACACTACTACCGTTATCTAATCCAAACGGCGTAGTAATAAAATCAAAATTCTTAGTTGCATTTCTATTGTATGCAGTTCCATTTTTTGCACTGGTAGGGTCTGCATAATAATAGCTGTAATAGTTTTGCCATAGCTGGTTAATTAATCCCATGTTGTCGTCGTGGAATTTAATTGTTGCATTTTCATACTTGTGTTGAATCTGTATAACTTTTTTTCTATTGTACTGATTAGCTGTGTCTGCTGACATAGTAAACTTAGGTAACGATATACTTTTAACCAGCATGTTAATTTCGTTTCTGTGACGTTGTACTAAATCAATGCTTTTCAATGCCGCTGGATTGATACTGAATGATACATGAAATAAATGACTAAACTTGGGAGCAAGCCTAAAAGAATCATCTACAAATAGCCGAGATGCATGACGCTGATCTAGTAAGTAGACATGACTTGTAGGACTATGAGTTTTTAAATATTTGTTAGGTGTAAAGGCCATAATAATATTTATCTTAAATATTAACTACGTAGTTAATGACTAGTCACTAAAAAACCCGCCAAGCGGGTTTTTAGTTTGTTTATTATCTGTAAGGAACGCCGCCACCTGTTGTGGCTGTACCAGCACGTTTCTGGTTAAATCCTTCAGTTCCTATGCCAGCGCCAGGGCCAATTTGCTGTGCGTTGTCATATTGAATACTGAGATCAATCATGGCCACTTCAGCGGCACCAGTATAACTTAATGCAGAATAAGTTGTGGTGTCTACATAACAACCATACAATTCCCATGTTTCAAGCACTACTGGAGTGTTAGTGCCGTTGCCGCCATCCAACATTTCAATACGTGTAAGGAATTTATAATCACCAGCACTGGCCGCAGAACTTTGTTCAAAGAAGTCAAACTGCTTTTGATTCTGCTCACCGACTAATTTAGTCACGTTGTTTGATACATCGTCACGCAACTTGATTGTTACTGCGGT